CGTTTGCGGCAATCATTCCGCCTGCTGCTGCAAGCATACCCCTCAAAAATACACCGCCCATTACCCCGGCAAGCACTCCTGCAGCTAAGGCAATTTTCTTAAATACACTAATCATTGTATTTGCGTAATCTTCAAAATTAAGTGCGATGTCATTTATTTTAAGAGCAAGAGCCTCTGTGAAGCCAGTAGCATCATCAACCTTACCTATATATGCAGTAAGCGCTGTTCTAACGTTACCCATAGCCTTGGATACCGTTATCCCTATCTTGCTGAAGTTTTCATCGGTTACTGTAAACTGAGAGTTAATCGCCTTGAGAAGCATATCCAAATCACCAATACCCTCCTCTGAAAATCTCTTCAATCCAGAAACACCCTTGTTTCCAGCAGCCTCCACGTTTCTGAACTCTTCAGATGTCTCTCTGAGTCCGTCTACTATAAGGTTGAATAGACCCGGAGTTTGCTCTGATAGTGAGTTTATTTCTTGAGAGAAACCACTAACGAAACCCGAAGATATTATCTGCGTGAACTGACGAACCGCACCAGCAGCCTCTTGCGCTGAAGAGCCACCAAGCTGAACAGCCTTGTTAACTGTTTCGGTTATAGAAAACAACTCCTCTTGAGAGACTACGTTTCTATCTACAGCATTAGAAAGTCTCAAATAAAGCAGCGCGTTCTCTTGTAAAGATGATCTGGTGGTTAAAGATGTCTGTATAAGTCGTTCTTGCACACTAACTAAAGACTCACCCGGTTGAACCGTAAGTCTTAGCTTGTTCTGTAATTCATTAAATTCATCTGCCAGCTTTACGCCAGTTATTAAGGTTGCTCCTGCAGCTATCTTTGCAGCCAGACCTTTGAAAGCATTCATAGATCTGTTTGTTTCTATTACGCCCTTATTTAGCTTTTTACCAGCACTAGTAACTGAATTGTATCTTGAAATTGTTGTAGCTAAAGATCTGTTATAGTTTGCTACTGATATTTTGCCAGCCATCAAATCTTTGTTTAGCTTCTGGCCAGATCTAACTAACTTAGACTGCGCCCTCTCTGCCGAGTTGGCGGCACCAGAATACTTCAGCATAGCCTGCTGATTCTTTGAAACTATCCCTGCTAATTGGGAGTTTCCAGCTGACGCAACCCCACTTAGCTTTGCATTCTTTGCTTGCTGTTTTTGCAGGTTTTGAGCCTTTGTTACAGCAGCCATTTGGGCTTGTATTTCTTTTACTCTTTTGTTATAAGCTCTTGTCTTCTCTTTCTTGATTTGGTCTATTGAGCTTATTTCTTTTTTTGTGGTAGCGTCCACCATAGCCTGTCTTTTGGCTGCATTGGATAGTTGTGCGGATATTAACTTTTCTTCAAGGAGGAGGCTCTGGGTCTTTATTTTATGAAGAGTTGCTTCGGCTTTTGCTATGCGCAAGGTAGAAGCCACTCTTTTATTAGCGGCTGATGAGGATTCGTTCTCCAGCTTTCCTTCTGCTACAGATAGACTGGCTATGCTCTTGCGAAGTTCGTCTATTCTAGCTTTAGCTTTAGAAGAATCTATCGTTATTTTTATCTTTTTCTCTATAGCCATAATAGACGACCAGACCAAATATAGTTAGTTTATTTATTATAACATCTATTTGGTTCTGGTATCGCTTTATGCTTTCTTTAGGAACCTTGTGTACTCCGAGTCAAATACAGGCATGATGTAGTATAGGTATTCATCGGAAAGCCTTATTGGCTCAACTCTGAATAGTTCATCAATATCTGATGGTATTATATTTACATATACACCCTCAGAGGCATCAACCCTCCTATACCTGAGAGTGCTGTAAAACCAAGAAAGCGCGTCATCTATGTCCTTATTAGACTCCGGCTCCTTTAGTAGTCCGCTTCTCTTTAATGCTTCAACCTCATGATCCTTTGTGGCTGACATCTGTAGCGAGAAAGCTATTACTTTTTTGCTTTAGGCTCGTCTTCTTTTTTCTTTTCGTCAATGTCCTGACGAAGCCTCAGCGCTTCAGAGTAAAGGAATGTAATGACATCATCTGCATCAGGGTCAAGCAGTAGCTCAGTTGCGGCGCTAATGGTGAACTCAATCTCTTCCTCTTTTTCATTCTTATTTATTACAATTAAGTTTTCCCAATCTACTATATGAGTCTTAATGAAAGTCCTTTTATCCCGAAGAGATAGCATAGAGTCTGTGTATTCACTAATGTATAGTGTGAATGACGTGTAAAGCTCGCCGCTAAGTGGTCGAATATGGAAGGTTGCTCCATCAATCTCAATTGGTGTTGGCTTTCTGTTTACTGATCCAGATTTAAGTTTCATTTTATATTCCTGTTCATAAAAAAAGGCGCACCTTATGGTGCGCCTGCTATTATACTATGTTTTTTTTATTATGGTTTAGCGATGAGATTAAACTCAATAGCGTAGCCAGAAGGCTTGCCGGTAGCTGAGAAGCTGCCATTGTTCTTCAGAACATCACCGTTTGCGGTATCTGCCTGAGTGACTTCAGTATACTGAGCGGAAGGCATACTAACTACTAGGTAGTTACCATCAACATCCTTCAGTACAACACCCAAACCAAACAATGTTTCATTGTCTCGCTTGACGATCTCTGACTGAGAGGTGGTATCTGTAGTGCCGTCAACGTAAGAAACCAGAGTTCCGGTAACGTTTGCTGCTCCGAAAGAGATTGAGCAAGCACCTTCTTTACCGATTGCTGCGTTGCTTTGAGCGCCGTTATCAACTGCCAAAGTGAAGTCAGTGTAGCAAACATCTGCAGGAGTCTGCGGGGTTCCATCTACAAAGAATTCAATTACGTCTTTGACAGATCCAGTAACTCGGCTTGTGTCGATTGCAGCATCAGTAGCTCCGGCTATCTGAGCGGTGCCAGAAGCCTGACCTAGACCAGAGAAGGCATAGTTCATTGTGACGATTGAGCCAGAAGTAATAGAGAGACTCATAGAGCCAACCTGACAGCCCTCAAATGTCTTATAGACAGTATCAGCTTCTGTTGGAATTCGCTTCTGGATGGCAACGCCAACTTGGCTACTTCCGTTACGGATAGACTTACCAACAACAGTAGTTGAAATAGTTTCATCTACAGGAGCAGGAGAAACAACAACTTCGTCATTACTGGTTACGGCTGTAATGGTGAATACACGCTCGTTCAGTGCTGAATCAAATGGTACGAAATACTGACCAACAACTGCTGCTGCAAAAGCACCAGTCTGGGTAATGGTGGCACCTGAGTTAGCAAATGTAGTTGAGCCAGTTGAGCTGATAGTTCCACCAACAGCTGACTGCAATGAGGCTCGAACGAAAAGCTCAAGGCTTGGATCTGCTACGGAGAGATCTCGATCTACAGCACCAGATACTTCAGCGCCAGTAATGATGTTGTATCCCGGCTGGCGAGATGCGTCAACTTCTGCTGACTGAGTGAAGCTTTTGGCAATATCAATATCACCTGAAGTTCTTCTAATGTTGCTCCAGACTGGTGTTGCTGGAACTCCGGTTGCCGGGCTGACCTGTTCGGTTGCCCAGTAACTTACTGCGTTACCTTGTATTGAGCTAGACATGATTTTTTACCTTATTCTCGAATATGGAATTAACTATAGTGGTGCCATTATATCATATATATTTTACAACAAAGAAATATGTAATGTCTTTCCTATTCCATTTATTGGTTCCAGTAGCTCTAGTAATGCTTGTAACGTCTTTAGGTTGGTCTTGTTGGCTATATACCTCAGAACCATCAGCACTTCTGTAAGAGACGTTAAGGAAGATTGAGTCTAGCGTAGGCTCTATCACTGTGTTTAAGTATTTTTTTGACAGCTCTTCTGGCCAAAATATGGAGAAGTCAACAAACACAAGCATTCTCTTTTGTTTGTTCTGGCCATCAAGTATGGAGTCGTTTAGTGTGAATGATTCTGTAACTGCAAAGCTCATCCAGTAGGCATCTGTCGGCTGAGACTGTCCGGGTGTAAAGCTGGACATATTTATAAAAGTGCTGCCTTGATCCGTAGCTCCATTATAGTAGCCGTCAACAAAGTTAGTAACTATGTCTTCTGAAAACCCATTCACAAAAAGAGCTGTTAGATCTTCGTTATATGTAAGTGCCATTAGTTCAGTTTCTCCGCAGCAACTGCAGCCGCTCTGCTTATTATTCTGTCAGCCGTTATCTGCTTTTGATCAAAAGAGACTGTTGCGGCATAGTGCTCATCTTCATTTGATACGTTGTTCTGTATAAATATAACTGAGTCTTTTTTTAATGAGAAAGTTCCTAGCTCTGAAGATATTGAGGACATAACAGCAGCCCCACTGGAGTCCCCAGACGTACTTACAAGGCCATCATACTCTTTATCTATAGAAGCATTCCAGTTAGCCTTAAACATACCACTGAGGACTGGTGAGACTGACACAGCGTACCTAGCAGAGGATTCGGCAGAATCTATTATGTCTGCATCTACTAATTCTATAAAGTCATCAGTAATTGAATCCAGATCAGACATGTCAATTTTAATCATACTAGTTCCTTAGAAGGAATTTCCATGTAACGCCAACGGAGTCAGATACAATCTCTTTAACAGTAAAATCTTCTGAATCAAATGTCATTATTGAATTTAGTTTTGGCTTCTTTATCATCTCAGTTACTTGAGATACGACCACAATATCACCGGCCTGTATCTCTCTAAATATCTGAGCAGATGGACGCTCTGACTTTGATGGACTCAGCAGAAATGAATCTGCAGAGTAGACCGTATCGGTAGTAGTTTGAATACCAGTTATTCTGTCTATACCGCCACTCACGGATTCAGTCCATGAAAGAGTATGCAGCGCATCTTTAAAAAACTCATCTGCTTGAAATTCATCAAACAGTTTATTAAAATCAGTAAGTGCGCCCATATATTCAGCCTCTCAAGAAAAGGGAGGAATATTTTCCACCGGATGATAATATGTATGGAGCAATTATCAGTGAGGCTTCCTCTGCGATAATGTTCTTTTTGGCGTTTAGCTGAGAGCCTACACTGAAGTATTCTTTAGAACCAAGGCCGTCCATTTTCATTTGCTTCACGACGGATGGGTCAATCTCTGCATTTCTATTTGAAGATGCTAAGTAGTAAGCCTGAGTAGCTGTAGCTTCAGCCACCTCTGCAGGGAATACTGTGTAGTCAGTAATGGAAACCTTGCGAGAGTCGTATATGCCGGTTCTAGGAAAGAACAAAGCGTAACTGTTGCTGTACATAGTACCGAGATACTTATCCCAGTAAGCTTTATCGAATGTCTTTGTTGCAGATATGACGGCTCGACCGATTTCTTCGTCGGTGAATGCATAGTCTTTCTTAAACTGGTCTAAAGACCACAAAGACTTGGTGTACGCAACGGATGCGTAGGAGTTAGCAGTAGCTCCGACATTGGATATTACATCGAAGTCTGTATATGATTCAGTAGCCATAAAAGCCATACCGTTTAATAGATATAGCCATTATAGCATGGTGAGAGAATTGATTCTGTCGGCTGGTTTATTAACCG